ATGCTTTAGTTAAAGATTTTACAAACTCTGGTTTTTGTTCTGACCAAATAGTTGTGTTAAAGTAATTATTTATATACATATTATTTAAATGGTTTTCCTAAATGCCAAACTACAAGACTATATCTTGTGCCAGCGGTTACTGGTTTAACTCTATGCCATACAAAAGAAGGAAACACAATAATAGATCCTTTTGGTAAAATCTCTTTTGCTCTTCTTAAGTGTTGACTTTCATCTCTCATATGTGGATCGTAGTTTCTAAAATCAAATTCTAATTCTCCACCTGTGTATTCTGAACCATCTGTTAACTGACAAGTCATAGATAGTTTTCGAATTTTACCATTGTCAGGTCCTTCTTTTTCATAAGGTTTATCCCAACCATCACAATGCCAATCATAGTATTGATTGTGTTTATATTTTGTAAACTGACACGATTCTGATCTATCCCATTCAAAGTTCCAACCAGCTCTTGCATTTGCTTCGTGAACATATGGGTGTAATTCTTTATATATCCAAGTATCATTTAACCAAACTAGATCAGAGTTTCTTTTTCTTTTTAAATCTTTAACTTCGTCTTTAGATAATTTTCTATCACCATAACCACCAGTTCTAGCCATTGTTTCTTCTTGTTGATTAGCATAAGCTATAACATCATCACAAAACTTTGGTGTAAGGACACCACTAAAATACCAATAATAATTAGATAGGTTCATAATTAAAATTTATTACAATTCTCCTTTTTTCATCTGTGCAAGTTGAGCCAGTATGTTTTAATGTTGAATCAAATTCAACATATTTATTTTCTTCACTAAATACTTTTTTACCATTTTTAAATTTTGTATATCCATTGCTATTGTCTAAATACAAAATACCTGTAGTACCTTTTGTTTGGTCTGTGTGGTATGTATGTTCAACTATTTTATTTGTTTTTGTTAATAAATTAGCTTTTACTCTATTCATTTTTTTATGTTTAATGTTTTTTAATACTGGAATTATTATATCTTTCCATTCTCCCCAACATTCGTATTTTTGATTTCTTAAAAATGTAAAAGTAAATTGAAAAGTATCTCCTTTTTCATTTATTTCATTTACATAATCATTATAGTACCAAGGAAAGTAAGCCCCCCTCATAGTATCTTTTAATTTTTTAAACACATCATTCGGTAAAAAATTTTTATAAATATTCATAAGTTATAGTTTGTATAAAATTTAAACTATCTTTTTGATTGTTAGTTAGGTAATACATATTGGTAGATGGAAACATAATAAACGTATTATTTTTAAGTTCTATATCCCAACTTCTTCCTTTACGTCTGTTATCTTCATAGTGTATTCGAACATTACAATCTTTGACTTTTACACCATATAATAATGTAAAGTCTGGAGAGTTACGTAGATCCACTGGATCAATATTTAATAAAGGAATAGTTGTTTCCGCAGGTTTATAGATATTTCCCCACGTTTCTTTGTTAACTAAATTTACACCATACTCAACACCAACGTGATCTCGCACATAAGTATTTAACATATCCCAAGTTCTTGAGAATGGAAAATTTTTGTTTTGAATTACTGATTGTAAAATATCGTCTGATAATTTATCTCGGTCAATGTCCCAATTTTTAGGCATTGCCACATCACCGTAATATAATGCCTGTTCGCTTAATACTTTCTTTTGCATACCACCACCAAATATAAGTTATGCTAATTGATCTGTCAAGTCCCAGGATTGATTGTCTTCATTCCACACATATACCCAACTATGAGTAGCAGGTGTATTTTCATCTGCTGGAGTACTTTGTGATTCTTGTTCAGCTGTCAATGCAGGAGCATCACCGATTGGTGAATCCCAACTTGCAGTTGTCATATTTTTTACCCAAGATGGAAAAGGTTTTGGACCCCAAAAAATTTGATCATCTTCGTCCCAAGTATGACCTATACCTGCGTAATTTCCTCTAAATGCTTTTGAGTTATCACCCGATTTGTGTGTATTATTTACTGTATTGTATGAGGTTTGAATCCACATTTGTGCAGGCCAATTATTGTGTTGTTCTAAATATTGTTGACCTACTGATTCATCCTCTACACCATCAGCGTTAAGCATATCTTTGTTATCAAGTGTTAATACTTGAATAACTTTTCCGTTAGCTCCTAATTTTGCAAAATGTGCCATAATGTTTCTCCTTATATATTAATTTTAAATACTAGTAAATACATATTAATTTTGAAATTTGTATCTAATAATAACAATTCCAGATCCACCATCTCCAGCTGCAAATCCTGCAGGGTTTGCGTCTACACCGCCTCCGCCACCGCCAGTATTAGCAGTACCATCTCCACCATCACTACCAGCACCCGAAGCTCCAGCTCCACCACCGCCTGCTCCGCCGGCACCACCAGTATTAGATTCTGAATTACCACCACCTCCACCACCTCTTGTAACTGAAGATGCATTAATTAAACTTATTACTCCAGTTCCACCAGCTCCTGCAACAGCAGCACAAGGACTAGCATTAGCTCCAACAGCTCCTGCTCCACCTCCACCACCACCGGTGTTACCTGCACCATTACCACCATTATTTCCTTGAGAAGGGCTGACAGGAGGTGTATTTCCTGAACCACCTGATCCAGCAGGATGACCACCAGCACCACCTGATCCACCATCAGTGCCGTTTGGTGCTCCGTTACTTCCTCCTCTACCACCACCTGTAGATGTTATTGTTGAAAAAACTGAATTTGAACCAGCAGCACCACTTGGACCAGGGTTTATAGCTCCTGCTCCACCAGCACCTACAGTTATCGGAAAACCTGTTGCTGTTACGGGTAAAGCTGAAACACCAGATCCTAATGGACTTGCTGTATAACAACCTGACGCAGCACCTGAAGATTCTCTATAACCACCGGCTCCACCGCCGCCACCACCACCATTAGCAGAACCTCCTCCACCACCACCAGCTAATACTAAATAATCTACTGAATTTGATCCACTTGCATTACCAACAGAACAAACTGTAAATGTACCTGGACTTGCAAACGTATGAATTTTAAAATCACCACAAGGAGAATTTGTTATTGTTCCACCTGTTGCTACAATGTATGATGCTGTTGGTGCATCTGTTTGTAAACCTGAATCTGTTACTAACCAACCTTGTGTTGAATCTACAAAAACTAATGTAACTGCTATACCTTCTACTGATAATTTACCATTAATTGTTTCACCACCAATTTTATCTGAACCATTTTGAATTAACGAAACTTGATTTGTATCAAAAGTTCCTGCATAATCTTTAAATCCAACAACTGCTCCAGGTGTTCCTGCTGGAAGATTAACTGATACTACCCCGCCTGTTGTATTTATAAAATATCCTTCACCAGCTGTTGCTGTAAAACCTGATGTCTTAACTGTTGTTTGCCAGTTGACAGCACCTGTTGCGCCAAAACCATTTGCCGTACCAGCGTTTGTAATTGTTGCACCAGCAGGAATTGTGAATGTATCTCCACTATCCCCTAATGTAACTGTACCACACGCTGTTCTTGGACTAATTTTATTTACTTTTACTTCACTCATAATTTACCTATTGAAATTTGTACCTTATTATTACTATACCAGAGCCACCAGCTTTTCCTGCTTGACTTGATCCAGCTCCACCGCCTCCACCGCCAGTATTAGTTGTTCCTGCTGTTTGACAAGTTGAACCACAACCTCCCGTTCCACCACCACCAACACCTCCAGGTTTGCTTCCTAAAGCTGGTCCACCTCTTCCAGCACCGCCACCAGCAAAATATCTAGCACCAGACACAGGGCCAGGTGTTCCATTACAACCAGCAAAACCTGTTTGAACTACAAATGAACCTGCTCCACCTGCACCGCCAGCTTGTCCTGGGGGATTTGGACCTTCACCACCAGTAGCACTAGCTCCACCTCCACCTCCACCACCTGCATTATTATTTCCTTGTCCACCATTATTGCCTTGAGGAGGACTAACAGGAGGTGTATTTCCACTACCTATTGTTCCTGCACCACCTATGCCACCACCTGAACCACCGGGTCCAGCACTTCCAGGTCCTGGTAAAGATGTTCCAAAACCACCTCCTGCTGATGTTATTGAACTAAAAACTGAATTTGATCCATTTGCTCCTACACTTGGTGTACTACCAGGTCCACCTGATCCTCCACCACCTACTGTAATTGGATAACCTTGAGCTGACACTGGTAAAGCAGTTGGTGTTGCTAAAGGAGAAGTTTGAGGTCCCGACATACAAGTTGAATTAGCTAATCTAAAACCACCTGCGCCTCCACCACCGGCAGACGAAGCTCCACCACCACCTCCACCACCAGCAACTACCATATAATCTACTGAATTTGATCCTCCAGCATTTCCAGCACAAGATACTGTAAAAGTTCCTGGTCCTGTAAAAGTGTGAATTTTAAAATCTCCTGATGTTGTTTCTGTTCCACCAGATGCTGAAATAAATTTTACACTATTGGTAACTTCATTACTATTTACAGCTTGCCATCCTCTAGTTGCATCTGCATATATTAATGTAACAGCAATACCTTCTGTGTTTAATACCAAATCTTGTGTTAAATTTTCTATTTTTTCTGAACCATCTGCAGAAATTGTACAATTATTTGTATCAAATGTTTGTGCATAATCTTTTATAGAAACAATTGCACCGACTGATCCAGCAGGTAAATTAACTGTAACAGCACCGCCTGTTGTATTAACAAAATAACCTTCACCATTTACTGCTGTAAATGTAGAAGTTTTAATTGATGTTTGCCAGTCTACTGTTCCTGTTCTACCAAAACCTGTTTGAGATGCACCTGATGCAAGAGTAACAGTATCGCCACTTGCACCAATAGTAATTGTATTACTATTTTCATTGATAATGTTATTACCGTCTTGATCCTGAATATTGTCTACTTTAATTGTACTTGTCATAATTATTGAAATTTATACCTTA